TACGCCGTGTGGAACGACGGAGGGGACGAGATGCTTGGCTACGTGGTTGGCATCTACACCCCCGGCCATCTGCATCACTCGGATTGGCACACGGTCACGGTGAGCGCGATCTACGTCGCTCCGGCCGTCCGCCGAGCTGACGTTACGGATCAGCTCATGGATCAGATTCGCGGGTGGGCGAAGGAGGTCGGCGCCCACTCGATCATGTGGCAGGCCAAGTGCGGCTCGCCGTTTGACCTGTTCCTAGATCGCAAGCTCGCTCCGCTAGAGCGAACCTACGAGGAGAAACTCTGATGGCATTCGGACTTGAGGGGGTCGCTCTCGGCGCCCTGATCAGCGCTTACAGCGCTGCAGCTTCTACTGCGGTCAACGCAGTCACCGGCAAGCAACGCGCAGACTCGGCGGCAAAGCGAAGCCGACAAGCGCAGCAGGCTGCGGCAGGCACAGCCACCGCTGAGAAGACGCAGGCTGCCATGAAGGAGCGCGAGATGAAGGCCGAGGAGATTGATCCCACGGCGATCCTCGAAGCAGAACAAGATGCTGTCGGTTCCATGGCCCGGTCACGGATGGGCGGGATGGATCCGAATCAAATGCGGCTCGGCATGAACGCGCTGCTCGGCGAAGGGGGCGACTATGCCTAAGAAGATGAAGCCGAAGCCGAGGCCGAAGCCGAAGGGCAAGGGCAAGGGCAAGAAGGGCTACTGACGTATGGGCACCGCGCAAGGCAAAACTCTGATCCAGCGAATGCGTGATCGCTGGCATCGACTCGACAGCGACTTCTCGTCTTGGCGAGCGCAGTACCAACAGATCAGCAGGCACTACCTGCCATGGTCTGGTCGGTTCTGGACCGACGAGCGGAACCAAGGATGGACTCGCAACGACGACATCCTCGACAACACGCCTGAGCGCGCGGTGCGCATCCTGTCCGCTGGCCTGACCGCAGGCGCGAGTTCGCCTGCGCGGCCGTGGTTTAAGCTCGGCACGCGAAACCCGAGCCTGATGCAGAAGCACGATGTGCAGCTGTGGCTCGACGAAGTCACGCGCATCATCCTGCAGACGTTCTCGCGCTCGAACGTCTACCGCGCGCTGCAGCAGCTCTACACCGAGTGTCCGCTCTACGGCACTGCGGCTGCGATCCTCGAACCTGACCCCGAGCGGGGCGTGTTCCTGCGGGTGCTGACGGCCGGTCAGTACCGGGTCGCGTCGAACCCGAAGGGGCAAGTCGCAACCCTCTACCGAGAGTTCGAAATGTCGGTCTCGCAGATCGTGCGCGAGTTCGGCCTCGCGCGCTGCAGCGACCGAGTCAAGAGCCTCTACCGGGAAGGCAACCTGGACGAAGGCATCTCGGTGGTGCACGCGATCGAGCCGCGCACGGATCGCAACCCGAACGCGCAGGACAACGTCAACATGCCTTACCGCTCCGTCTACTGGGAGCGGGGCGAGCAGCCCGAGGCGGTGCGCGACATCCTGCGCGAGTCTGGGTTCCGTCGGTTCCCGTGCCTCGTCCCGCGCTGGTCTGTCCTGCCCGGCGACGACTACGGCAGCGGTCCTGGCATGACAGCGCTCGGGGACGTCATCCAGCTCCAGCAGGAGCAGTTCCGCAAGAGTCAGATGATCGACTTCTCGTCCGACCCGGCGATGCTGCTGCCGTCGGACATGAAGAACCAGGAGGTCGATCTGGCGCCCGGCGGCAAGAACTACACCGACGCGACCGGCGCGAACCGGGGCGGCCCGCTGTGGCAAGTAGGCCAGCAGCTGCAGCCCCTCATGCTGGACATCCAAGACGTCCGGCAGCGGATCCAGTCCGCGTGGTTCGCCGACATGTTCCTCATGATCGCGCAGACCGACAAGACGATGACGGCGACCGAGGTGGCGGAGCGGCACGAAGAGAAGCTGCTTATGCTTGGCCCGGCGCTGGAGCGTTTACACAACGAGCTGCTCGATCCCCTGGTGACGCTGACGTATCAGTACTTGGCCGAAGCTGGCGAGATCCCGCCGCCTCCGCCGGACCTGAGCGGTGACGTCGACATCGAGTTCATCTCGATGCTGGCCCAGACGCAGCGCTCGGTCGGGGCTCGAACGATCGACCGCTTCCTCGCGACCGCTACTGCAGTCGCGCAGGCCAAGCCGGAGATCCTCGATCGCATCGACGCCGACGCATTCATCGAAGACTTGGCCCAGCGCCTTGGCGTCCCGGCCAAGATCCTGGTCGATCGCCGCGAAGCGGACCAGATGCGCGAGGCCCGAGCTGAGATGCAAGCTCAGCAGGCGCAAGCTGAGATGATGGGCCAGCAGGCTTCGACAGCCAAAGACTTGGCGCAGGCGTCGCAGATGGCGCCTCGACCTCCTGAGCAGCAATTCTCTTCAATCGCCGGTAGCTAATGGTCGAGAGCAGCAACACCGAGTTCGGTCAGCCTGACGACCCGCAGAAAGGCCGTAGCCTGGACCGCGATCGGCAAGGGTCGATGCCGATTGCGGGGCCGGAGATGAACCGGCACCTCCGCAGAGCTGGCTACGCTCGGCAGATTGGCGAACTCGGTGACGTCGATGTGGAGACGAACCCGCCGACCAACGGTCAGACTCTTGTCTGGGACGAGACCGTTGGCGGCGATCCCTACAACCCAGAGAACAACTCAGGGCCGACAGGCGCGTGGGTGCCCGGCGGCGGCAAGGTGCTCATCGAAGTGCGCAATGAGTCGGGCACAGCTATCGCGCGCAACGCCGCCGTCTACGTGTCGGGCGAGCACACCAGCGGCAAGCCGTTGATCGATCTAGCTGACGCTAGCGACAACGCTTTGATGCCTGCGATCGGACTCGCGCAAGACGAGATCCTCGACAACACCGAAGGCTACGTCATCGCGGCAGGGAACGTCGAAGGTCTGCAGCTTGACCCGGCTGTCTACAGCGACGGCGATGCGCTCTACGTCAGCGCTTCGACGCCGGGCGCGCTGACTAATGACAAGCCGGACGGCGTCGTCAGCGCCGGGCCGCCGCCGACGGTAGAGAAAGTCCAGAAGGTTGCGCTGGTGACGAAGGTCAGCAGCAACGCGAGCAGCAACGACGGCTGGGCGATCGTGATGGGGGCTGGCCGTGTAAACGACCAGAACAACGAGATCACAAGGTTGATCGGTCGGCGGGACGCGCCGTCGACTGGGTCGTTTGTCGGTACGACAACTGACACAACGCTAGGCGTTTCGCCGGGCGATCCGATCGCGGACAACAGCACGATCTACGACGCCCTCACCAACATCACACAAGACCTCGGCGTGCCGGACGACGGGTCGGTAACTGAAGACAAGATCGTCAACTCTGCAGTCACGACAGCCAAGCTCGCCGACGGCAGCGTCACGACAGTCAAGCTCGCCGACGGCAGCGTCACGACAGTCAAGCTTGACGACGCCAGCGTCACAGCAATCAAGCTTCTTGACGGCGCCGTCACAACGAACAAGATCGCAGCCGACAGCGTCACTTCAGCCAAACTGGAGTCTGCGCTTGAGGTGCCGAACACAAAGTCGATCGCATGGGATGCGGACCCGACTTCGGCGAATCACTTAGGGCGAAAGTCTTGGGTCGAAGCGCAGGTAGCGGGAAACCAAACCAACATCATCAACGCGTATTCAGCTGCGATTGGTGCTTTGCTGCCGTTGAAGGGCAGCAACCTGCAGATCGGCACTGGCGTTTTCCCTGGGTTCGTTTCGGCGTTTACGGTGACCAACGCAGGAAACGTCACGCTGAACGGGACGGTTGACGGTCGAGACGTAGCTACAGACGGGACGAACCAGGACACGCTGCAAACGCTGACCGGCGTGACGGCGGGGAGCGCGAACCTCGGCACGTTCACCGGCACGACGATCGCCAACAACGAGACCGTCAAAGGCGCTCTGCAAGACCTAGAAACGGCGCTCGAAGATCGTCCCTACGTTCTCGACAGGCAGCGCGGCAACCCCTACTTCACGCAGTCCACGACGACGCTGACCGAGTACTACACCGTAGACATCCCTGGTGGCGCGCTCGACAACAAAAGTCTTCGCATCTTCATGCACGGAACGTGGAGGAACTTCTCGGGCGCGAATCAGAACAACCAACTAGCCATCTACATCAACGGCACCCTGTATCACAACAGCGCCGCTAGCGTGGTGAACAACACCAACAAAGCCGTGTGGCGAGCTGAGATCGAGATCAGCAAGAGCGCGACCGACACGCTGTTCCTGTCTGGTCAGTGGCGGCAGTCGACACAGAACACGAACATCGGCGGATGGGGCTTCTTGTCCCGCGATGGCGTCATCGGCAAGGATGCTATCAGCGAATCTACAAGTGTCGACCTAACGCTCAGCTTGCGGCAAAGGTGGCAGTCCTCGGCAACGAACAGCGATTTCCAACTTTACGCCATCACGGCGGAGATGGTGTGACATGGGCGACGACAACAGCAACGGCTGGGGCGAATACAAGAAGCTAGTGATGACGGAGATCGACCGGCTGGCCCGAGAGATCCGGCACGAGCGCAACAACGGGAAGCAAGTCCAGCAGGGCATGTGGGACCAGATGCTGCGGATCGAGCGCGAGATCGCGTCGCTCAAGGTCAAGTGTGGGGTCTGGGGCCTGTGCGGCGGTTTGATTCCTGTTGTAACTGCGCTGCTAACCAACAAGATCGGAGTATGAGAAAGCTCACTATCCTCGTGCCTTGCCTGCTTCTTGCGGGCTGTGGCCTCCTCGACGCCGGTCAAGCTCAGCCCGTCAACGACGTCATCACTCAGATCGAAGCCCAGGGGGCTTTGACAGCGGCCCAAGCAGAAGCTCTGCGGCAAGCAGTCATGACCAACACGGGCGAACCGTGGTGGATGCAAATCGGTAAGGTCGTGCTCGAAGTCGGCCTCGCAGTCATTGGGGTAAGGGTCTGGCGAGGTCCGGCCGCTACCGGCGCCGAGCGGGCCGCGCGCATCGCGGCAGGTTCGAAGTGAGGCGCGACGAGTGGTGGGACACGCCTAGCCCAAGGCTGGGCTTGGCCGTAGCCCTGCTCGGCAGCCTCCTCGTGTGGGTCGGAATCGTGGCTGCCGTAGCCCTGTTCTTCTAGGGGTCCATGACAAACAGGCTTCGGGCTAGCCTGTTTACATGTCGCTGAAGACTCCGGCCCAGATTCGGGACGATCGCGCCGCTGACGCTAGTCGGCGAGCGCGCCGTTCTGAGCTTGAGGACGAAGACTTCGTGCGGCTCATGCGCGCAGAGTGGGGCCGTCGCATCGTCGCGCGGCTCCTGAAGTCTGGCCGACATCGGTCCCCCAACTTCGAAACCAACGGCATGGTGATGTCTCGCCAAGTCGGGGTCTCCGATTTTGTGCAGGCCGAACTGGTCGACCGGATCTTTCAGCTCTGTCCCGAGACCTACGCCACCCTGATGCGGGAGAACCCGTGACCGAGATCGAACAAAGCGAGAGCCCTGAAAGCACCAGCGAGGGGACCGCGACTGAGGTCGTTGAAACGCCGCAAGACACTGTCAGCGTCGTTGCAGAGACCGAAACGCAGACTGCAGAGCCTAGCCCAGACGCAACGTCTGAGCAGCCCGCCGTTGAACCCGAAGGTGCCCCTGAATCCTACGAGGCTTTCTCTACGCCTGAAGGCGTGGACTCGTTGGACGACGACGTTCTCACCACGTTCGCCGACACGGCTAAGGAGCTGAACCTGTCGCAAGACAAGGCTCAAGCTCTGATCAACGCTGTCACGCCCAAGATGCAGGCGCGACAGCAAGAGATGCTCAAGACGCAAATGCAGACTTGGGCCAACGAAGTTGCGTCCGACTCCGAAATCGGCGGCGAGAAGCTCGACGAGAGCGTCACGCTGGCGCGCAAGGCGTATCGGATGGGCGCATCGCCAGCTCTGCAGGATCTGCTTCAGAAGTCCGGCTTGGACGTCCACCCCGAGATGGTGCGGATGTTCCGTTACTTCGGTAGCCGGTTGAGTGAGGACAAGATCGTCGATGGCGGTGAGGCGCCGTCTTCGTCGGTCCCGACCGGGGACGTCTTCAACGACCCCGGTGTTCACATGGACCGCCTCTACAAGAAGCACTTGAGCTGAAATGGCAACCCTTCCTACCACCAACCTCACGCTGGCCGACTGGGCCAAGCGTCGCGATCCCGACGGCTCGATGGCGACCGTCGTCAACATCCTCGCCCAGTCGAACGACATCCTCGACGACGGCGTCTTCCGCGAGGCCAACGGCCCGACGTCGCACCGCGTGACCGTCGCGACCGGCCTGCCGGACGTCTACTGGCGTCAGGTCAACCAAGGCATCTACCCGAGCCACGGCACGACCGCGCAGATCGACGAAGGCATCGGCATGCTGGAGTCCCGTTCCGAGGTCGACATCGCGCTCGCGCGCCTGGAGTCGGACGAGCGCGCCCTGCGCCTGTCGGAGGCTCGCATGCGCCTGGAGGCGATGAACCAAGAACTCGCTTCGACGATGTTCTACGGGAACACCGCTGCCAACCCGGAGAAGTTCATGGGCATCGCCCCGCGCTACTCGTCGCTCTCGGCGGGCAACGCGCAGAACATCTTCAACTGCGGCGGCAGCAGCGCCGACAACACCTCGATCTACCTGATCGGTTGGGGCGACGAGACCTGCCACTTCATCTTCCCGAAGGGCAGCTCGGCTGGCATCGAGCAGCGGGATCTTGGCGAGCAGACGGTTGACGTCTACTCGAACTCGTCCGGCACCGGCACCTACACCGGCAAGATGCAAGCCTTGGTCGACTGGTACTGCATCAAGATGGGCCTTGTCGTCAAGGACTGGCGCTACGCCGCCCGCCTCTGCAACATCGACGTCAGCGATCTGACGGGCTTTGCCGCGACTGGCGTCGGCACGCAAGACCTGGACGAGTTCGGCACCAACATTCTTCACCAGATGGCGAACGCCATCTACCGCCTGCCGAACCCCGGCATGTGCAAGCCCGCGTTCTACATGAACCGGACTGTGCACTCGGCGCTGTCGCGGATGGCGATGGAGAAGCAGATCGGTGTTCTCACCATCGAGCAAGGTCTGTCGAGCTTCGGCACGGCACGCCAGTACCTGGCCTTCATGGGCATCCCGATCCGTCGCTGCGACGCGATCCTCAACACCGAAGCTGCGGTCAGCTAAGGAGGACCAACATGGCATTCCGTGACAT